GTAGCCACCAGACTTTGATACATCAGACAAGGCTAGGTTCGTGCCGAGCTTGAATAACTTAGAATCGCCGCCAGCAAAGACTGTGACAGCCTCATCAGGCGCAGATGCAGCAACGACAGAGTTAAGTGTTTCTGATGCTGCGTTAGACCACTCAGCAGGAGCAGGAAGCGGTCCGTATCCAACCTGCTGTGGAATGACGTTCTTGGCATCCACAAGCGCACCAGCCACACCTGGCTGATCGGGTAACCACTCACCAAAGTTAACTCTCATCGTTTAGCAAGCGCCATCGTAAGAGGAACGCCGGAATACTGGCTCTCCTCGTCGGATCTCGTAAGCGCAGTGATCGCACGATCATACAAAACACCCCAGGTCTGCAACCGAGGGTCGTTCATGAGATAAGGCTCAGCCTCTCCTAAAGCGCCGTACAGGAGCGCATCAGGGCATACCGTCAAGAAAAGGTTTGTCGTATTGGAAGACGAGAGAAAATTAGGCGCTGCGTAGTAGAGGATCTTGATCGTGTAAGTGCTATCAGGAATTGGCGCAAGCTGAATGGTCGAGCCGAGGATTGTGTAGAAAGTCGGTACACCACTCTCGTTCGTCCTGCCGTTCCTAATAAAGATGCTTGGCGTTGCGAACGTGATCGGAAAGTCGGGGTCAGAATCAACGTACACATCCCTTGCTTGCAGGAAGTCAGTAGGGAGGTTAATTGTTGCGCCGCCACCTGTAGCCGTGACCGATGTCTGGGTAAGCATCTGGCGCAGACGTAGATCTCTGCGTAAGCGTATTTCCGCGAGCTGAATGAAGTCTGGGATCGCGGTAGTAAGATCATCTCGTGAGAGATAATTAGCTATCGTCGTTTGTAGTTCGCTGTAAGTGCTTAGGGCCATATTCGACATCGCTCCATCGATATTCGTACGTCCCGATGTGTCCTATCTCAAGACTCAATTCGTGATCCACGAACGTCTGAATACCGTGATCTAGGGCTTTCACACAGAAATGCACATCTTCGCCAATTAGACCACCCGCCCCCCATACTACATCAAACCAGGGTTGCGGCATAGCCTCAAACACAGATTTATGGGTTAGAACAACCCCAAAACCAACAGCAGTTACAGCCTCAATACCCTTCTTTCCGCGACTCTCAATCTTCTCAAAGATCTCTTTGTCCTGATGGAAGTTGATGGCTGTAGGCAAAACAGGCTTTCGTCTCGTGACTGCGTTAACCCCAACGATCTGTTTACCGTGAGCTAACAGACGCTCCAAGGTGTTCTTAGGGAATCTCATATCTGAGTCCACCCAGAGAATGTATTCCGCGCCATCTGCCAGCGCTTCTTTGGCTAGAGATTCGCGTTGAGAGAAGATCAGTGTTCCCGGTGCTGTGTAGAGCAATAAAGCACCGCCGTGTTTGCCGACCCGATTAGCACCGTCATAAGCAGCCAATCGAGCCATGTCGAAAGATGTGCCGGTCATCATCGTGTCCCTGCATGGGACGCATAGAGCTACTTTCATACTTTTCCTGGCCTCGTCCTGAAGTGTCTGTTCTCTGGGTCATTCATCCACGCCCTGAATCTCTTATCGTCAATCACCGCAAATCCGCGCATGATGCCCTTGGCGTTTAGGTCATCAACCACAACAAAGGGAAGTTGTGCGTAGCGTGTCCATTCGCCCCATCGCTCACGCTCGTCTGTCGCGTTGTACAGGGCTTTGTTCTGCTCAACGATGTCAGTTATCTCTTGCGTTCTCTGGAACACAAACTGATCGTCGGTTGCGTGAAATGTTGTCTTCGTGTTCATAAGCCTTAACGAGCCTTAGCGAGCCTTAGCGATCCTTAACGAGCCTTAGCGAGCAACAAAAAAGGGAGGTTGTTACGCCTCCCTTCTTTTTACCACAAGTTTATAACTAAGCGGTCTTCAGATCCGCGAGGATACCGTGAGCTGCTTCGTTACGCATCTCCATCGTGAACTCTGCAAGGATCTGGGTCTTCTCAGAGTCACCAGTCTTTGCAAGCTCGTTCGTCTGGAACGGACGGAGGTAACCAATCGCTGCGTACTCAGGATCAAGGATGAACGCATCACGGCTACGAACGAAACGATCAGGTACAACAGAGATCGAACCGAAGTCGCTGAGGTAAACGTCAGCAGCGCCGATGATGGTTGTGGGAGCATCCGAAGGAGCCATGTAACGCTGCGCTGCGATACCAGCAAAGGCAGATACCGTCTGCTTGAGTGCAGGACCAACAACGAGGATCTTGGGGCTACCGCCAGAGGTGTAAACCTGCTGAACGCCATCCTTGAGGATTGCCTCGGTAAAGGTACGGGTCGTACCGTCCGAACGGGTCGAAACACCGATGGTGGTGGGGTTAGCACCGTCCGAGGTGTTGTAGTTCGAGTTGGTCTTGAGCCAAGAAAGCAGCGAACCCATCTTACGAGCGGTTGATGCGTTACCAGCAGAACGGCCCTGGTTAGCAGCAATGATCGTCTCTTGGTCACGCTTGAGCTCTTGCGAAGCCTTCGAGAGCTGATAAGCCTTCTCTGCGCGGCGACCTGCAAGATCAACAGCCATCATCGTGCCTGAAACCTGGATCGTCTTAGCAACGATCTGGGTATAGTTACCGAGACGAGTTGTTGGGCTGATGGTTGCAGCAGTAGCATCGTCACCTTCAACCTGTGCGTTGTTGGTTGTAGCTGCTGCGAGGGTATCCGTCTGCCACTCGTGGTAGACAGCGGTTGCCTTCGTGCGAGCAAGCGACGAGAGGATAGGGGTTTCTGTGGGGCTGATGTTGTAGATAACATCAGTCAAGTCTTCACGCTGACCGATAGCCGTGAAGGTTTGGTATGTACCTGAAGGAACAGACATTTCAATCTCCTAAATCATAAAAATCGTTCAAATACTCTGGCAGCGTCTTGACGAGATCCCGTCTTCTTCAGCCGCGCAAAGTCCTGTTTTGCAGCCTCTGTTGCTATGGTCTTACCTGTCGCGTTCCCAGGCTTTAGCATCTTGGGAGCCTCGGTAACCTTCTTGGTTACGCCAGGCTTTGCCTTCTGCAATTTCTGGTACTGGCTTGCCATCCACAACGTCAACACAGCACGAGAGTCTGTCGCGTTAGCCAACTCGGTATCTGAATAGCCGATTGACTTTGCAAAGCTGCGAAGTTCAGACCGAACCTTCTCACCCTTCTCAGGATGGGCATAGTCAGGAATCGCCTCTGCGACCCTCTTAGCCTCCTCAACAAGATGCTTCTCCATGTGTGCATCACGCTCTGCCTGTTGCTCTCTCGCAATGCGTTGCTGTTCTGCACGAATCTGCTGGATCTGCTTTTCCTGCTGGGTTCGTTCTGCGACCTTTACCGCGTAAGCGATAGGGTCGGTTTCCTTCAAGCTCTCAATATCCTCACCGCGCATTTGTTGGCTCAGGAAGTTATCCATTGCCTGCAAACGCTGTGAGTACGCATCTCTCGCCTGCTTTGCTTGCTCGATTGCGGTCTTTTCTGCCTCTACTGCCTTCCGCTGCTCGGCAAGCTGATTAGTCTTTTTGTGGTAATCCGTACCCTTTTGGTAGCCTTCGATCAGTTCTTGGAGGGTCACCTCGCGTTCTTCGCCTGCTGCTTTGACTACGAAACGCTGTTCCTCCTCTTGAACTTCCTCTCCAGACTCCTCGGACTCAGATTCACCGGCAACAAGTTCTTGCTCGTCTGTCTGGTCTTGAACTTGCTCCTGCGGAGGTTCGCCACCATCCATCATCCCTAAGAACGCATTTGCTGCCTGTCCCACTGTCAAGCTAGTCCCTTGCGGGTTGCTGCTATCCATAAACTAACCTCAATTCAAAATATACGAAACCGTTTCTTGACCATCTCGCCTTCGGCGGCAATAGCCTCCAAACGGGCTTTTACCTGATTGACTGCGCGAATTGATTTATAAGCCTCTTCGCGTTGGTCAATCTCATCAGGATTGCTTCGGATAATACGCTCGATGTTGTCTTTTTCCAACTCCGCAAAGACCTCTTGCAAAAACTCATCGCCAAGTAACGCCCTGGCTCGCTCCCATCGTTGCGTCATAACAGGCTTTTCACCTTACTTTTAGGAATCCTTGACTCGTTTAGCGCCTCTAGGAAATCTTCGCCGTATTTGTTTACAGCCTTCTTTCTGATGACAAATTCTCCGTACTGGAGCGCACCAAAACCATCGTCATCGTTACTTGGGTTAGGTCCAAGCAAGGATTTAACCTTACCGCCCTTTGCGCTACCTGTTACCTGCGCCGCATCGTCTGCTGCCTGTTGAG